AGAGTCGTGAAACTCCTGCATGTTCAATGGCTTTGTCACCGTCCCGTCTTCTTTAGTGACCCCGCCTTGAAGGAACGCCTCTCCTAATTCTTTTCCGAGGACATCAATGATCTCTCGGTCAGTCATATATTCGAAGACGAGTTTATCAAGAATATAAAGAAAAGGCTTGAAGACTTGTTCGATAAAGTTGTCTAACGGCCCGTCTAATCTCGTCGCACTCGCCGCCCCTAACTGACTCGCCCCGGTCGCAGTCCGACCCATTGAACTTCGTGGACCTGAACTACTCCCTTGAACTAATTGTGCGTCTGCTCCGCTACTCGTCTCTGTCGCCTTTTCACTCTCTGCGAGAGCACTCCAGACTTCAGCGGGTACCCTTGGAGATTCGAGGAGTTTATAAGCCTTATCGATATCACCATCAACGGTAAGGATTCGACCGAGGCCGGATCGAAGCATCTGAGTCGGTGAATTCGCATTACGATTACGAAGATAAATCGGATTGACGCCGAGAGAGAGAATCTTCAATATCGCGTTAATTGTACCCTGATCTACTCTCTGATTCTGGCCAACAATCAATCCAAGGCCCATTCCCCGGAATGCTTTTGGACGGTTCCACCAATTTGCAGACAGAAACGGGATTTCCTTAAACTCATTCTCTCCCGAATAGATGACTTTTTTTCTATTTAATACGAGAATCTTTCGTTTCTTATCCCAATATTCTATGACTTCTAATTTTTTAAATAGACCGTCAGGACTGACTGTAATCTGTTCATCTTGACTGTGATGAACCAATCCGGTCGTATACATCATCTGATCTGTCATCAGCTTGGGAGTTGAAATCTCCCCTAGAGGCGGAAGCCAAATATCCATCAAATTCGGCGGGAAATGCCAACCTTCTTCTAATTCTCCATCGGCATTAGTGACAGAATCTTTGAGATTTTCGATTTGATAGTAATCGACGTAACGGACATCGCAGACGAAATCAGCGAATCTAATGTCACCCACAGGAGTGTGAGGGTCAACAAGAACCTGATCCAAGCGTCTCCATTCAAAAAACGGGTGGCAAATCGTCTTAGTTTCCGTCGTAATTTGTGGTTTTTCATCAGTAACGACCTGTTCCATACTTGGCCCGACGGCCCCAGTAGGAATATCAGCTACAGTAGCTTTTCTCTTTTTTATTTCTATCTTTTTGTATTCTTTTCCCCACTTCCAAATCCCAGTTCCGAGAAAGGCCATTTGTTCTAATCCCCATTTAGTCTCTCTCTTGAAATTACAAGAATCGAGGAGATAAGAAAATAAAGCTGTCTTTGCATCAGTGACTTCTTGACTTGTACCCGGACGCGGGCGAAGAATCATCGGGGGGTCATCATAAAACAATCCCTTATATAATTGTGGAACAATCGCATTACAGACTTTTGCGACAGTAAAGCGAGTCACATTTGGCGATAACACGTAAGAATTTTCCCACACTTCTAATGGGCGCGGCGCTTGGAAAAGTATATCGCAATCTCGGTCAAGGAGTGCCCAATTTTTCTGCGTGATCCAAGCTTCGGCATTTGAAGCAGACTGGACGACAAGCGCGAGGTCTGCCGCTAATGTTTTTAACTCTCCATCAGAATTATAATCTTCTTTTGTGAGTGACGCTTGGGCGTTCCCATCAGATTGTAGGATGTCAGTCATTAATTAATTTCCGTAAATTCCCGCTTGCTCGAAAGGATCAAAATACTGCTCATCCATTCCGGGCCGATTCTCTATTTCATATGCCGTCACTGGATTCTCAGTATCTAACGCATTGTATTGACTAAATTGTCCGAGTCCGTAAATCAAATCGTGCCTATTCTTACTCTGCTGATCGGCCACAAAAGATGTATTGACTGTATTGATCCGCGAATCCATATCTGCGTATCCGCCGAATTGATCGACGAGGACTGATAATGCGGAGACGACATCATCATGCGTTCCTGCCGCAGTTCCGAAGTTTTCTAATTCTTTATATAATTCTTCTAATCCAGCGCATGTATTACTGAAGAACATCCGCTCGTCACCGAGGAGCCTGACAACCGGTTTTGCTTTAAGCTCTTTCGACTTCGCCTTAGTCCCGGTCCCGAGACTGATATATTCGACAGGAATAGAGATTTGTAATCTATCCATCTCCCGTCTTAATTCACGGCTAAACCATTTCACTCCGACTGAATCTTCAATCGCAATCCGTTTCGGCTTCCATTTATATCCCGTCGCGGCGATGACAGCGGGGAGTTCATATTCATTAAACTTCCCTCGGAGACAATCGACGATAAAAAATCTTCCGCCGAAAATGATCGCCGTGACCATCACTGTATAATCGGCCCAAGATTTGACAGAATACGCGGTATCTACAGCAGAGACTATCAACCCCGTTTGCGGAAGTTGCATCGCAGGGACGGTACGTCTCAATAATAATTCTTTCGGAAATTTGACTTGGTGGACCTTCCGAGGGTTGTTTTCGTACTTAATTGCAAACCCTTCGGGGTCTTTCTTTCTTTCTTTTGAAAGAAATTTATAACCTAATCGTTCTGGGAAGAAGAGGATATAATCTTCTTCTTTCATTTCTTCTTCTATCTTCCCGATCTTTTTACATTCCTCCGTCGGCCACCAAGCAGAACGGAGCAAAATTTTCATCGTGACATCGCTGTCAAAATATCCTTCGAAGACAGAACCATGAACACGATGTTTCAATCCTTCTTCTTCGGCAATTCGTTCTTCACTCTTAATACTCAATCCATAGACATCTGATTCGTCGTACCAAGTACCGATGAGATCAAAGAATCCGAAAGGATGAAGCATAGCGCGATTGACCGAGACTTGCTTATTAACACCTTCTAATCTCGTCAGGGTGAGACTATTTTCATTCGTGACAACATCATCGAGTTTAAGAATTCCAAAGTGCCACCCAGAAAGATTCTGTTCAATACTCGCAGCCATCGCGGTCGGCTCTTTATCTCTCAATAAGCTGGCCGGAGTTTGAAATTCTGTATCTCTGACATCTGACGGAGAAATCGTATGTTCTGCAAATAAGACTTGGAAAATACTCCTCGTATTATCCATAAATCTCTTCGGCCCGTAAATCGGTCTGTCTTTCGAATCCCGACCGATTTCTTCTAACGTAAAATGAGACGTTAGCTCCCCAATAAAATCTTTTGCAAGAGCATAGACTCCGGTGAGGATTAAAATGGTTACTTCACTAAAACAAATTACCCATTGGACTGCGTCCGCGAGGTCCAAACTCGATTTAAAGCTGCCCCTCGGTGTCAATAATAATCGATCTTTTAAATCAGGATAATCTTTAGCAAAGGCTTCAAACGTTTCAAATGTCGGATTCTTGGCGACAAAAAATTGATTACAGATTCGCTCATGTGTTTCGAGAGTGACATCCCGATAACGTTCTAGTAAGTGACAGAGAAAAAATAAATTACTCTGGGCGAGAAATCGAAGGAATATTAACTCTTCGATATTTGCTTCGATCTTAGACTCTTTACAAAACTTCGACCATGCCTTAAAGACTTTTTCAGATTGTTCTAAATTCAATCTCTTAAAACTCAATTTTGCGAGACTCTGAATCTCTTCCCTCGTCTTATCGCGGTGTTGATAATTCGGGTTTTTGAGACATTCTTCTGATAAACTCCTCAATTTATCTATTTGCATTTGTGACTAAATCTCTCGGATATTCTTGGGCCGGAATCGGTTGATTCAAAAATCTCGCCAATCCCCATGACGGCGACCCCATTACTAATAAATCATCGGGTCGATTTTCAAAATACTTTATTACATCAACATTATGAGAAAGATATTTATCTAGAAATACCTTCCGATCAAACGTCTTCCTTCCATAGACGAGTTGATGAATTCTATTTGTAAAACAATCTTGATCCCAAGTCTCCCGCCACTTATTCTTCTTAGGATTCCAATGATTCTCGACTGACGTTAACCAAGTGTCTTGATCCCGAGTAGTCAATATGAACTTCGATCCGGGATACATCTCATCTAATTCTCGGTAAAGAATTGTGATCGGGAGATCACT